CTTTATAGTTATAAACTTCATCAAGCATAAGTCCATTACTTTTTTGGTATTCAACACCAGCTCTATCTATTTGTTTTTGTGTGCCATAAATTCTAATAGCTGTTTCATCTCCGACTAAGTCATTATCCATAACAAATAAAGTTTTATTAAATACTGATTTATTATAAAACCCATTTGATTGGTAATAGAAATCTTGACAAATTAAATTCAAAGTATTGTATTCTAAATATTCTGCGTCTTGTATTGTCATCTTAAAATCTTTTTGAGTTATCCTGCGAATTATAGTAAGTTGTTTTTACCTTGATAAATAAATCCCTTATAGTTTCAAAAGATAAGGATTGCATTCCATCTTCAGTTAATACCGTATTATCAGGTAAAAGTACAGGCTGATTAGATTGAACGTCTAGTAGGCTTATTATAGCCTCCTGTTTAGTTGTTGCTTCTTTCATTTTGAATTCCATTATCTTAAGTTAAAAAAAAGTTCTATTAAGGTAAGGGTACCTAATAGTATATATAGGCAGCCGAAAAGCCCTGCCATTCCTAAAAGTGTGTTGAGTAAATTTTTCATAATTATTATTTTAATTTATTTCTGTTATGTTTATACTTATCTGTCTAGCTATATTACCTTTTTCTAAATCGTGTTCATATATATATTCTAATCCTAATTTATAAGCATCATATTCACTCTTAGCCATTTCTACTACTGTCATATCTTTTTCAGTATGATAATAATCATCTTTACTGTGTTGATTGTAAGTGATGTAAATTCTGTAATTTTTCATTTCTTAATTGTATTGATTAATATGAAGCAAAGATAAAACCTTTTTTTGAATTACACAAACTTTTAAACGATTTTTTAAACAAAAATAAGCATTACTAGAGGTAAATTACATAAAAATAAATTAAAATAAATTCAAAAAAGAGTATAAAAAGGTGTTAAAAACTATAAAGTCATCAACAAATTGATTGGTAATTCACCGTTATTTAAGACAACTGAGCAGCCGATTGACTGTTTCTTGAAGTTTTTAGCGTATGCTGCTGCGTATGTTGTAGAATCTACACCACAACCAACTTGCATACCGAATACTTTAAAGCGTTTACCTACGAACCATTGAACATAGGCAAGGGTATGGGTATGACCACAGACTGAAGACATCAGGTTATTCTTAGCTTTAGCTGCTGCTTGACCTCCTTCTCCGTGTTCAAAAAGTACATCATCATATATAACAGATTCGCACCAATTCCAATTAGGAGTTCCTAAGACTTCATTGTAAGACCTTATCCAAGCCGCAGGAATACCTCCTGACATAGCTTTACGGCTTGCCATTCTATCGTGGTTACCTATCATAACATCTGCGTAAGGAAAAGCTTCATACCACTTAGCTATCTTCTTAATAGCAGTTTCAAGCTCTAGTCCTGAAGACATACCATCAGGGTCAGGCTCGTGATAGCTAAAGCCGTGTGCGTCTATGATGTCGCCAATGAAGATAACTTGGTTACAATTATGGATTTTGTATTGTTCTTTGCACCACTCAAGGTAGCCGTCTAAACAGAAAGGTTCGTGCAGGTCGCCAATGACTAGAATATTTCTAACCTCTGACTTCCTCATTTCCTGAATGACTGCTATCTCGTTAGGCTTTAATCTGTATCTATTATTTCTTAGCAACGTCTGCTATTCCTTGTCCAACAATAAGAACTAAGATTGCGTGGTATAACTCTTTTGCTGTATCAGCATCAACTCCTAAGTAAGTTACTAGTGCAGGAATTACTACTGAACTGATTGCGTACCAAAACTTCTTAGACTTTAACATTTGTCCGATAAGGTACTTTGAGAAAAACTTTTTCATATTATTTATTTTTAATTATTAAGTTAATATTTTCGCCGCCTAAATTAATTAATTCTTTGATTAATAAGTCCATAGCTAACGTAGAGTTATTAACAAAGTCCTGTTGGCTACCCAATCCTACTAGAATACATCCGCTTGTATCTTTAGGAAAGTTTCCTCTGTGGAATAATATCCAATCCCTATCAGGAACATCTTGAACTAGCAAATGAATATAATCTCTTGTTGCTGATTCTCTTGGAAGTCTAAGTCTTACCTTGTAGTTACCTACAGGAATACAACTTATATTTTTAAGGTTGTTAAAGTAGGGTCTTTCTAGCGTATCGCAAATTCTTTCACCATTTATAAAGAGTTCACCTAATGTACTATCCTTACTGAATGTATCTCTAATTAATAAAAGGTTTATCATTTTTTTTTATGTTTCCACCACTTATCTATCGTATAAGCTATTGAAACAACTAATAGGATAATCTTTAGAGCTAACTCTATATTAGTGAACGTCGTTACGCTTAATACCGTTGTGTTTAGGACTGCTACTTCTGATATTTCTTGAATTGTTTTTTTTATCGGCATCTTGTAAATAAGATTTAAGTTTAGTAATATTAATTGGTTTTGTCTTGTAGTATTTCTTCATTAATCAGAAGCGTTTAAAAAGTTTCTTAAAGTAAGTCTTGTTCCTTGATTTTGAGGTCTTTCAAGGTTCATTCCGTTGTAGTAAGCATTTCTATCAGGTTCTACATCTGAGCCACTGTTCGTATTGTATTCAGGAAATAAAGAGTTGTTATTACAAATGTAGTCTATTAGCCTTTCTGTATAGTATTCAGCTGTATTTCTAACTTCTTCTCGGAGGTGCTGAGATTCCTCTGTGCTTAAACTATTTCCCGTTTCGCTAGTTTTGCTGTAAATATTGCCATTCTCGATTTTAAATCTAAGAAATGGAATACAGTGGTAAAATGCCCAATTTGGAAGCATATCCCCAATGTAATCATCTATTAAAGTTTTATAGTTTGCATTGACAGGTAAACTCAAAGTTCCTGCTATAATTAAATCTTTAAGTTTTTGAGTCAAGTCAGTACCTAGCTTAGTTTCTACATAGAGCTTCTGTGCTTGTCTTACATAAGGAAGTAATAGGTTTACATCAACATTAAGATTGATGGCTGTAGAGTCCTTTAATTTGTCCTCTGATATAAATAGTACGTAGCTCATAGTTATCTTGGTTTATTGTAGCCGTTATTTTTCATTCTTTGTGGTGCTATAGCTACTAATTTGTCATTCTTTTCAGCAGTAAACCCTTCAGACCTAGCTTTAGTGTAAGATATTAACTGACTACTTGATATTTTACTCTTAGCTCCTCTTAGTGAAGTCTTATAAATTCTTCTCAAGAAGAAATGTCTGCATTGAGGACCTCCCTTAAAAAGAAACAAATCGTACCGTTTTTTACCATCAATACCAAATCCGGGATTTAAAGTCAAACTATTAGCATTTACTAAATCTTCTTTTGTATATATCTTTTTAGCTGCCACCATATCTCTACAAAACTCTCTGCTTGTACCTGATTTGTTAGTTAAGAAATTATCAGTAGCATACACATATCTCACTTTATAATAGTCATTGTAAGATTTATTTACCCCATCTTGACTACTTCTTTTGTTGGGAGTTGCACTTACTGCTGATGCAAGTTCTATATTATTGTCAGCTTCTTCATTTAATACTTTCTCAAAATCAAAATCTCTATGCTCACCATCTACCACTTCTTCATCTACTAATTCCCAATCTTCAGGCATATCTTCACCAAATTCTTCTATCCACTCTGCTAGTTGTGTAGCTTCAGTATGTCCTTCACAAGCCATATAGACTGTCTTACCTTCATAATCGTGCGTATGATACCCTTCACACCCTAAAGTCTTTGCACTCGCTAAGGCTTCTTCTATTGTGTCAAATACAGGCTTTCCGTCTATCATTCCAACTTTTGCAAACTCCTCTCTGACATCTACATCAACATCTAATGGAGCGTAACCCATTTCTTCTCTTATTTCGTCAGTAGTTAATACAGCTGCTAAATCTTGATTAGTAAACTTTATAGTAATAGGTTTAAGCTGAACGAACTGAACTGGCATATCCATATTATTAACCTGGAATATCTTGTGTAATACTTTAAGTATTTGATTTTGAAAGCCTACAACTACTGTATTTTTATAAAAATTAGAAGCTGCGTTTAGCTCGTCTGCATTGCTTGAAAACCCAGTTGCACTATCTAAGCCCATAAGTGTCTTAGAAGTTACCCTATGACCTGAGAGGATGTTGCTAGTCAGTAGTTCTTGGAGTGCTAAAAATTGTTTATCAAGTGAATCAGGAGTAATTGATGTTATTTCAGGTACTCTTGTCTTGTCATCTGAGAAAGTCAAAACGAATTTTCCTGCATTTTTTTCTCCTGTAAATTTTTGTTCTAAGCTTCTTTCTATCTGATTTCTTTCTTCAGCTGTTGGAATTCCATTTGCGAAACTAATCATAAACGAACCTGTAAATCCGTTAGATATATTATTAAGGTGAAACTCTGAAACTTTAGAGTCAATTAACGCCCAATTATTACAAGAGATGTAATCAGCCGTATAATAAGAATTCATATTAGGACTGTAAAGCCCTGTGTAAAGAATTTGGTTAGGAGAAGTTCTATCGTTTACATTAAAAGCAGGAACTCTATAAGGCTTGTTCGTTCTTGTATTTGCCCAATCTCCTGAAACATAATAACCTCTAGTTTTTCCGAATTCATCAGGACGTTCACATCTAATCTTCTCTACAGGGATATGATAGATTTCAGCTATCTGTGTTCTGTCTTTTGACCATACAATGTTAAGAGCAAATGCTCCTTGAAGTTTAAAGTCAAATGCTACCTTTTTTAATACCTCGTGTAGAGTTTCATTACCATTAGCATTATTCATAAAGTTCTGTAACTTTACTCTTGCTTCTTCATCTCTATCATCTTCGTCAGTTATGACTATGTCTTCTCCTGAAATCATTTCAGCAGTAGCGTTTACAATTGCAGCCGTTATTGAACTAGAATAGTAAAGGTCAATTAAGAACTGTGGGTAGAGGTTTCTCCATTCGCCATTAGCGTCTCCGTACTCAATCCAATCCTTTCCTCTAACCTCTTGTACTAAAGGAGCTGTTGATGTGCTTAAATCGATGCTTACAATTTTATCCATTTTATTCGTTTATTAATTCTTCAGGTAATGGATTTATTCCATTTGCCATAAGTATAGCTAACCACTCAGATTCATCTGTATAGTAGTCTACTTTTATATAAGGAGATTCCATACATTGAGTTGTTAAAATTCCTCCATAAGACTTTATAGTTGTTCTAGTTTCTTCCCAACATATAAACCAAGTATCTTCATTTGGATAGCAAAATTTTGTTCCATTCATATCTTTATAATTTATATTCCTCCTCCATCTGTTATTGTCCAACCATAAGTTGCTATTAATTCATTCCTAGCTACTTCTGCACTACTGCCTATACTATACTTGCTACTTCCAAAATCAACTGTTACCCCTGTACTTGGTGCTTGTGCTTCCCAACCTACTAGTAAAGCATCATAATTAACTGTAGATAGAGTTGCTCCTGTCATAAAGTTTGATAAATTTGTTACAGAAGTAATATCCCAACTTGATATGTCTTGGTCAAACGCTACTGCGTTTCTAAACATAGAATCCATTCTTGTTGCACTACTTGTATTCCAAGAATTTAATGGTTGATTAAAAACTGAATTTCCGAAAAAGAAGCTTTGAAAATTAGTTACATTAGATACATCTAGTTCATTAAGAACTCCGTTAAAATTACCATTCCCTTTTAAAGTAGAACTCATATTGGTTGAAGTTACTTGAGCAACGTCTGTTGCTGTACAAGTTGTAACTGTTTGAAATAATGCTGATGATTGTTTAAAAACAAATCCCCCCCATTTTTCTATGTTTACCATTTTAGGACTATCTATACTTCCTGATTCTCTAAAAGAGTAATCTCCTCTCATTTTTACTATGAAATTTCCATTTGTAGGGTAAGTGTGTAATGTTTCTGCTGCATTGTAAGAAGTAATAGTATCTTTTGCTCCATCACCCCAGTCTACAACTACATTAGTAGTACCAAAATTAGATAAAGCTAATTGATATTGACCATTAGGAGATGTTCCTACAAGAGATATATTATTAATTTCAAATACAAAATCGTTAGCCACTCCTATTCTGTTAGAAGAAACTAAACTTTGACCTAATTTAAGAGCGTACATTATATTACTTGGTCGTAATAACAGATAGCCAATCCACTCGTTAAAGTTATAGCTGTTACGTTAAGAAATAAAGTAGTTCCTGCTGCATAAGTTTGATTTAAGTTAACAGGGTTTGAACCTCCTCCAAAGATAACATTTGAAGCAGCAATAGATATTACTACAGATTCTAAAGGGAAATGGACACAGTAGTAGTCCTTCCCTGTCATTGGTGTAGTTGTAATTACATCACATCTGTTTTTACCTAATTGCTCTGTTAAGAGTTGTTGTACATTTTCTATTGCCATAATTTTATTTTAATCGTTATATATATAATTTGTTGATTCTGTTGTTTTGTTTTGTGTGTATTGTACTTGTTCTTCTCCTAATTGCTCACTTACTAAAAGCTTTCCTATTTCAATAGGGTCGCTACTTAAGTAATCACTTGAAGGTGATAAAGCGTTATTCTTGCTTTTCCAAGTAAAGAAAGCACTTCCTAACATTACATCTTGAGAACAATATAGTTCATCATAGAAGTCGTTGGTAATAACAGTAGATTCATCTCCAAAGTTCAAGTTACTTAAATTAGCTCTTGGAATAAAGTCTGAGTATGTATCTACAAGAGTTGCTCCGTTATAAACTTGACAAACATATCCATTTTTATCATTACCTAAAGTCATTGAAATATTTTCAGGTGATGTCTTTACTATATAAGAGTAATTACTTGCACCACTAAATCTTATCTCATAACCTATCGGAGCAATAGATGTAAAACTAATTGTAGAAGTTAGCTTACTAGATTTTACTTTTGTAAATAATAACAATCTTTTTGCTGTTACAGAACAAGACTTTTCATTTATTATAAAACTATTTCCAGTATTGAAATTAGCACTAGGAGGTAAATCAGCATAACAATAAGACTTCATTGTATAAGTTCCTGCTACTAGATTTTTAATCTCATAATTTTCTGCATTCAAATCTCCTGTATCAATAACATCTCCTCCTGCATTTGTACATTCCCACACCATATTCTTAGTTGGATTTGGAACATCACAAGCCGCAAGAGTTCCTTTTACCCAATATACTTCATACTTCCAATATCCATTAGGAGAAAAATTAACTTTTCCTGTTAATACATCTTCATCTTCAAAAGCTGTACTGTAAATGTTAAACTTAGCATATCTATCATTCACTACTTGATTCTGTCCGTAACCATATTTTATTGCCCCTGACATATCATTAGTAAACTTAAAAAGATATAAAGAATTCGCTACCGTAGAAGACTGAGCGTCTTTTAAAGTTACATAGAAAGTATAGGTGTTATCGTTATAAGTTGCTTGTAGCATAGTATATAATAGAAAAAGCCCGTTTTTATTTGGAAAAGAAAAAGGGTAACAATTAAGCCACCCTCATTCAAGAAATATAAAGAAAAAAGATAAATTTTAACTTTCGTCTATTGTAAAGCCATCAAAACCTGTGTTTGTTAATGGTCCTGTAGCAGGAGGATAATCAGCTACAACAGGAAAAGGGATAGGTTCTAGTCCGTCAAATGTAAGTGTGTAACCATTACGGTCTCCCCAAGCAGCTCCGCTATCAATAGTCCCTGCATTAAGCGTCATACCATTACTAACTCCTAATGCAATTATAGTATCAGTACTTACACTTGCTTTTTGATTTAACTGAGCAAAAATAACAACTTTAGATTGAGCTAAAAGTTTAATTTCGTTTTGGTCTTCTTTTGTTAATTTGTTTAACATTATGTTTACTACAGGAGTATAGAAAATTGTTCCGTTCTCTGTAGAACCTGTAATGGTTTCAGTTACAGATGCTGTACCTAACGGCATAGCGTATCTGAAAATTTTAGAACCTGCTACCATAGAAATATCTGTAAGCTCACCTGCTGTTTGCGGTAAGCCTACTGATGTAATTGGTGTATTAAATTGGTCAAAAACTCCAAAGTAAATAAATTTTACTCCTCCGGAAATGCGTGAGCAATCGAGTCCCCTCCCTTTAGATAAAGCTGTACAAGCCATTGTGTTTTTTTTTTTAGGTTAAGGGAGGAGAGGTTTTACCCCCTCCTTCCGTATTATTTATTTAATTATGATGCTAATACGCAATCAGCTCCCATTCCTTGAGTTACCCCACCTGAATAACGTGCTACCAAACGCATATTATCTGAACCTGTAAATGACATATCAAGCAAAGTCAAACTTGTACTATCTGAAATTAAATCAGTCCCAAAATATAAATTTGATTTTTGAGCTGCTACTAAATTGTTATCAGACATTCCGTTACAAACAGCTAATTTAATTCCTTCATACATTGGAACGTAGTTGTCGTTCATATTACCAAAAGCATAGTTTGTGATTGCACTAACTGCTGCAATATAGTTTCTGAAACTTCCTTGAGACATATATATGAATAAATCTTCTTTTCCATATACTGCTGTTGGGATTGCTGCTGCAACTAAAGCTAAGTTCGCTAAAATTGTTCCTGCTGTATAAGCAACTCCTGCACCACCTGAATTTACTACTTGAACAACATCTCCATCTTGTGCTGCTAATAAACTTCCATTAACAGGAGTTGTTAATCCTAAAAATTGTCCTGAAGCAGCTGCACCTGAACCATTCCAAATTGATTCTTCAGTTCCTTGTGCGATTGTAGAAGCTATATAAGATATTAAGTATTCATCAAAAGTTGGTGAATTTCCTCCTGAACCTGCTCTTAATGTTAAAGCAGTCCAAGAATCTAAAAGATTTCCTCGACAAATTTCAAGGTTAACTTGTAAATTTTTTGGAGCTAAAACTCTTTCTGTCAAAGCTAAAGTTCCTCCTTGTGCAAAATCACAAGAAGCATCTGCAATAGCTCCTGTAGAAGCCATTTGCTGTATATTCATTTTATACTTAATTCCTTCCATTAAAGTCATATACTCTAAAGAATTTGCTTGTTTTAAAGCTTGGGAAATGTAAAATCCTGCGTCAACCCCATTGAAATTTGGTTGTGTTACTGTTGGTAAAGCCATAGTTTATTTATTTATTATGTTATGTAAAAATTTTTCTTGTTGTGTCATTCTTGATAAATCTTTTTTAGATAAGACAGTCTTTTTGTCTGAACTAAATTTATTTGTATCTAAAGGAGCTGATGCAGGTGCTTCTGCTAACTCAGTCTTTAATTTTTCATTTTCAGCTTTTAACTTTGTTAATTCGTCTTCTGCTGAGAACTCAACTACTTCTGTAGTCTTAATAGATTTAGGATTAGTAGAAGGATCTTCAGTTACTTCAGCCATTTCTTCAACCTCATCATCTCCTCCGTCTTTATCTCTTTTAAGGTCAGCTACTGCATCTTCTAAGTTTTGGATTCTTTTTTCCATTCCTGCCCAATCCTCAACATCAGCTTCTTTACCATCATCTTCAGCCATTTCTTCCTCAACTACTTCTTCAGTTTCAGTTTCCATAACTTCAGCAACAATACCTTCTTCTTCTACTCTGAAAGTTACGCCTGTGTCCGTTTTGTACGTTCCGATTGGTAAAGGAATAGTAGTACCATCTTCAGTAAGAACTGATATGTCCACCGATTCAGCTAATTCATCAGCAGTTGAAACGAAAATAGTTCCGTCTTCTGACTTCGCCTGATAAGCCATTGTTACATCTTCGCCTTTATCAAGACCAAGTGCTACCAATATTTGATTTTTTAAATCCATAGTTTTGTTTTAAGTTCTATATATAATAGAATAGTTATTGTTCTGTTTGGTTTTCCTTTATTATTTCATTAAGTGCTTCTAGTATTTCTTTGTCTGTAGGTTCTTGCTTTTGCTTTTGCATAGCTTCATACTTTGAAGTGAAAAAACCTTCAATAGATAACCCTTTAACATCACCTGATTTCACCTTTTCCCATAAATCAGAATTTGTTATGGACATTTTTACCATCCAAGTTCCTTTCGGTAAATTATAACCATAAAGACTAGACTTATCTAATTTAGGGTCTTCTATAATCCAAGACTCAACTGTTAAAACTCCTGATACTCTATCTTGATGTTGGTAAGTAGCTTTATGATGGTTGTTATTTTTTAAGTAACTATAAGCACATTTCTTAACTGTATCTTTACTAAAGTAAACATAGTAGTCAGAATCAGTATCTGCATCATATCTATAGATAGACTTTAGAGGGATAAGTGCGGGGCTGATTATTTCCTGTTTTTCTGTGTCTATCTTAGCTAAAGTTAGGTTGTTTTTTGCCTTACTCATATACACCATATTTTCTTCTATAGCAGGAGCTGAAACAAGACTTATAGCATCTATTGCTAAAGATTCATTTGATTCGTCAATTACAAGCTCAACTATTGCTGTAGTCTTATCGTAATAGTCTTTATTGTCAGCTTCACATTCAGCAACTGAGTCATATTTACAAGAGCCAGTTTTTCCCCATTTAAATTTTCCGTTTTCACATTTTTCGCAAGGCATAGTATATAATAGATTTTAAGTTAGTTTATTTGATTTTAGATTGTTGCTCTTCTTCTAATATTTGCTAATTGGTTTTGACTGTTTGTCATTTCATCAGTAACTACAAACGCTTTCATAGCATCAGGTGCTACTCCTCCACTTATATCAAAAGCTCCTGACATCATTTGTGGTGCAGGTGTACTTGGTGCTGCTACTGAACCTCCTCCTCCTCCTCCTCCTACTGCTCCTCCTCCTGCTCCTAGTATTGTTTTTGCTTGTGCTGCTGCTCCTAAAACTGCTGCTAATTGTGTGGCATAG